CAACCGGATCGCGTCAATCAGAGTCTTACCCGCCGACTGGTCAGCCTGGATCTGGTCAATGCGCGTTTTGAGCGCCAAAACATCAGCCCGCAGTTGGTTTGTGCGAGAGACAAGATCGTTCGCCTGCCCCGCCGTGGTAAAGCCGAAAGGCGCTGTGTTAGTGGCGGCAGTCGTTGCGACATCCGCGCCAACCGTGGTGGTAAACGTGGTCAGCGTAACGGTGTAAACCGCCTGGCTCGCACTGGCCGGCTGCACGATCAGCGATGCGCCATAAAAGCCAATCACCGAGCTAGACGAGCGCCCTAGGAAGTAGCGCTGCAGCGACGAGATCGTCACCCGAGCATCAGCAGCAGCGGCCAGAAGATAGGTTTGGTCGCCATCACGCAAAGGCTCAGAAGCGGCGGGGAGCAGGGCAAGTGTCGTCATGGCTATGTCCTTTTTTCAGGCCGGCATCACGAGCGGCAATCACGCAGAATCTTATCTTGGCGGGAAGGGCAGCCACGGGATCAGCGCCGCAAATTTAGCGCTGACAAAACCGCCTATCGCCGCCGCCGTCAGGATCAGCCATCGCGCACCGCGCGCTTGTTGCAACAAGTCGTGCATGGCCGTCACCTTGGCAGACATACTATCAACCGAATCCGTCAGGTGCCGGAGGTCGCTTTCAAGCTTAATCACTCGGTCTCGCGTATCTGTGGAATCGCTCACTGCCGCCCCCAACATCCGGCGCGAGCGCCTGCTTCAAAATGGCGGGAGATCCGCCGCTCACCGTCACGGGTTGTCGCCACAACCGTCATCAGGCTGTCAGTCAGCACGCCGCACGGCCTATTGACCGGGACGGAGGCACACGCCCCGAGCACGGCTCCAAGCCCCGCCAGCAGCGAAGCAAGTGTCAACATCTTGTATCGCTGCATCGGCCTTGTCCTTTGCTGCATCATTCGCCGCATTGATCGTCTGAGTCGCATCGGCTTTTCCTGCCTGATAAGCGGCAGATGTCGCGCGCCAGTGGTAAAGCCCCGCAGCGGCCAAAACACCCGCCACGGCGTAAGCCTGCCACGGCACGGCGCGAAAGATTGCGAGGCCAATCATACGCCGTCTTCCGTCAGCTTCTTACGCCGGTCGAACCAAATGAACGCCGCACCCGCGATCAGGGCAACGGCAAGCAGCACCCACGGCCCGGCAGCGGCGAGACCCGACACACCTTCACTCGTCTCGCGAAACGCCTTGACGGCTTCGTTAACCGGAGCAATTGCGCCCACGATGCCGGTAACGATAGCCGTGTTGCCTGTCTTGCTTTCGGCCATCGTCTTGGGTGGCCTCGGTTCGTCAATTTCGGCAATGTCTGCCACGCCACCTGTGGCGCCAGGATCCAGCGAACGCCACAGTTCCGCTTCATCACGGCGCCTGCGTACAAGACCGGGAAGCTCTTTTCCGCCGCCGTTGACCCACCGCATAAGCTGACGCGGGACATCGGAATATTTGCCCGCATTCAGACGCTTCAAAAGCGTGCTGGAATGCAGCTTGCCGGTGTTGAAGTCGAAGCTCACAAGCGCGTCAAACTGGTGTTGCGTGAGTGGAACCTTGACCAGCCGGTTAACGCGAGCCTCAAACATAGCCAGATCGCGGCGCAGTATAGTCTCGGCTTCTGTCCGGGTGATCCGCATACCCTCGCGCACGGTCGGAAGGCCAGCAGCCGAAGTGTGGCCATACCCGATTGTCCACTTTTTTCCAGGACACAGGTATGCGTTGAGCCGCATGCCCTCGTGCGCCTTGATAAGTGCGATTCCCTTGTCACTCGATTTCATCGCTCACCTATCGGCTGATGGTTACGCACCTGAAAAAACGACGCGGGAATGCACGCGCTGACGCACACCAGCAATCATGGTTTCGACTGCTACGTTTGTGCCGTTGTTGATGAAAGATGACGTGGATCGATAAAGGCCATCAGTCCCAATAACCGCCTCTGGCACGGTCATCGTCGGCGAATATACCCACTTATAAAACGCAGCCGGGTCTTGCGCGCTGACGCCATAATATTTCTGGTTATCAAGTACAGTCGGCGGGTTGTTCAGCGGCGGCTGGACCAGTAGGAAGGTTGCAGTCTCGGGATTGTAAACTTGGAACCCCGAATAGGCGATATGAAACCCCTGATCGACGTTGGATAGACGGTTTTCCATCCAAGTGTTGTGAGGTGAACAGTTCTCAATTCCGAAGGACGCCAGGGGGCCGGTCACGTCCTTTGCTTCGTTGCGATAAACATTTGTGCCCTGCTGACCGAGATCGAGATAGACGCAGGCACTGTGCCCACCAATCGGGTCGAGGCCCGCATTCGTGATACTTTGGAACCTGTTGCCATAGACGCGACAACCAGTATGCGCGGGCTGCATGGTCGGCGCAGCGACCCGGCGCGTGGACGAATTGCCGTTGATGTAGATGCAGGCACCGTCAGAACTCAGCGTCATGCAATTTTCAAAATAGTTATAGCGGACGGTCCAGTCCGTGTAGGGGTTTCCTAAAAACCTAGCACCGTCACCGACGCCGACACCTTCGTCGCCACAGTCAATGTAACTGTTGTGCTCGACCACAATCCGAAGGCCAGCGCCGGCAAACAGAGCAGATCCCGTATAGACCTGGCCAACATTGCGAAACAGATTGTCATTGAACTGAAAATCCCGGTTGATCGTGTTGGCATCCGGATTGTCGAAAGACGCGCCGCCCCAGCCTATGACAAGGCCCGACGAGCCGACCCGCTCGAATGTATTGTATTCGGCATGCAGCCCTTGCGGCGCGATGATCCGGCAGCCGACACCGGCTATGTCGCGGAAACCGCAATCTCGCAGGCTGAAAGACGAAATCCAAGTAGCCGAAATTGCCGCTGGAAGTTGGCGGAATCCGTATGTGCTAGGACTGGTCGCAATGATATCGGCCCCGCTTATGTATCCGGTAAACCCCGTACTGTTAGGATCGCGCCAGCCGAGATTCTGCACATCAATGTCAAGAATATCGACGTTTTTGATACGTTGCGTCGCCCCAGCGCCAAACAACACAAGAATCTCGGCCAGCCCATTCGGTGCCCACACGCCACCCGCCGCTTCAAGCTGCGCTGCATTAGCCAGCCCAGCAGGCAAGCGCAGATAGATATCCCCATCCACATCGGCGTGGCTCTGGAATGTGCCTTCCTGGTAAAGAAACTCGCGCCGGTTCTCCCACCAAAACCGCTGGCCGATGTCGTTATGGTACGGCCCGAGCGGAAACGGCATGCCCTGGTCGGTCGTAATAGGCAGCGGCGGTGCAGCAAAAGTACCTTTGGCAAACTCAATGGAGGCGTTCGGCTCGCTGAAAAAAACCCGAGTCAGCCCGCCGCCGATACTGCCCATAGCAAACACGCGCATGCGGCTCAGAGACCAGCCTTGGCAGATCACCATCTCAAGTCCGAGATAATCGCCGCCCGTGGCAGGCACCAGCGCAGACGAAATCAGCACAGACTTGAATGCCGTCTCCCATTGATACACGACATAAAACGGGTTGGACCTGCCCTCGCTTGATCTGGCAAGCGGAAGCCCGTTGTCCATCCACAATTCGCGCACGTCAACGCCAACAGGCACCGGCGCTCGCACGAGGCCATAGCTCACATCGGTCCAGCCGGTCACTTTGGTCCGCGCGGTCAACACAGGTTTGCCGTCACCATGCCCACGAATGACAATACGCTTGCCCGCTACCGGGTGATTGTTGGCGTCGCTCATGTACTCGGTAGCGCTAACATTGTACGTCTTTGTTTGCGCCGCATCGCCCGCAATCCAGAGCGTGCAATGGTCCGTCGCCGTAGCAATCTCGGCGCGGAATGTCGTCATCGCTGCAGCAAACGTGCGCTTGGCCAGAGCGGGAGTAAGCCCGCTGTTAGCGTCACTGCCCGCCGTGTCGAGATAGACGTTGTTGCCCATCAGACGCTCTTGCCAAGGTAGCGCCAGCGGGTACTTCCACTGATCGGCGTGCTGACCAGCTCGCAGGCCGCAAAGCCTATGACCGAAATGGTGCCGCCAGCCGTTGCTAATCGCCGCGTTACATCGGAGACAGCCGCATCCTCATTAAGCAGTGAGAGCGTTTGACTTGTGTTATTGACCAGCGTTATGCGCTGGCCCAGCGGCGATCCAATGAATCCGCCGATGCTAAAGGCCGCCGTCGGGCCTTCGATCACGAACAGGCTGCCGCCTGACACATCGACCGCGATGTTTGCGCCGTTCGCCAGCGTCAACGTCTTGGGCGCGTGCCTGATCTGATTGTCGAAGGTCGCCACGCCGCTAAACAAAGACGAGGTAAAAGTCTGCAGAGCGGCCCATATGTTCGCGATATTGATATAAGGTACGTTCGCTTCTTCCGCCGCCGTGCCGCCGAACTCCTGTACCCAGGTCGCGGGGTTGAGCACCGGCGACAAGCCGATATTGTTCACAAGCGCCATGTAGAGGCCGCGCCCCTGCTTCACACGGTCAAAAGTCCGGTAATTGACTCCGGCATTCCAGTTTCCGGTGAAAAGCCCGATGGAATTAGAGGCAGTTGCAGCGGCCAAAAGCGCTTGAGCGGACGCATCTTCAGCACTCGCAGCCAGGCTCGCGACATCCCCGGCGAGATCGATGTCCCGTCGCAATTCCTGCCCCGAAGCGGCAAGCCGGTTAAAATCGAAATTCTGATCTCGGGCAGGCACGCCGCGACCGTCCGCATATTGCGAAACGCGCTCCGGCACCATCTTCCCCTTGATTTCAACAGGACCGGTCACGAGGCCGGGCAGCGTGACCGTGCCGTTGATCCAAGTGTTCGGAGCGCCATAGAACCCCGAAGCTACCGTTCCAGCATAAGTCCAACCGGTCCACAAAATGCCGTTGACCCTGACTTGGATCCCCGATCCAAGCTCATCAAAAACAGGGAAAGGGACGTTGAACGGCCCAGCGCTATTGACAGCGTTCCAAGTTACTTGGCGGGTAGATGGCAGGATGGCAGGTGATGTCGTCATGGGCCGGAATCTGCCAGCCCAAAGCCGTCAGCGCACCGCACAACCCATCAGTTTAGCCGGCGTGGCGGTTGAGGCTCAGGACGTTGAGGCACGTCAATTGCGTTGTTGATGCCCTTTTCGGCTTCATCAAGTGCAAGCCGCAGCGCCCACAGGTTCTGAAATGGCAGTAGCTTGCGAACATCGTTCGTCGTTTGCCCCGACCAGTTGCCCGTGCCGACAGCGTTAACAGCACCAAGCGCCTTCTCAGCCTGCCCGAACATCGGCCCGAACGCACCGGACAAAGCCGAGCGCGATTGCATGCGGCTCAACTCACGATCAGCGCCGATCATCCGGTAGATATCCGCCCGTCCGCCCGTGGTTTTGGCTGCCATCGAATTCGCTTCTTCAAACCAGCCCATGACGCCAGAGCGCGAGATCCCCTCCTTGACCCAATCTTGCGGCCTATCGCTGGCAGGCTGGCCAGAGACCGCCGTGTAAAGCCGGTAGGACAATGCCCCGAGCGCAATTGAAATGAACAGCCCCTGCAGTGTGTTGAAATCCGCTTTCTGCAGGTTCGCGATCAGCAAGCGTTGGTGCGCTGCAGCCGTGAAACTCTTGAACATCATCATCAGAGAGCCGGTCGCGCGATCCATAAATAGCGGCTTCTCAAGGCCCGGCGTCACGACTGCAATATCGGCTTCACGCTGGACGGCATACGAGAGCATTCGCGCCGCCTCCTTGTCCGTCCATGACGCGGTATTCGGAGCGCGAACGCCATCGATGATCTCGCCGCCGCCATTCGAGAACGCATCGTGCATGCGCCGCGCCATGGTCGCATCGATGTTCGCTTCAGCCAGGGCAGCTATCTCTTTCTGCGTCGCCTTGCCCAGCGCAACATTGTTGGCCATGCGCAAGATCGAATCCATGATCACGCCGCCCGAAATCGTTTTCTGCATGTCCGTCCAAGGCGCTTGCAGGTTCAGGATTTGGCTCTTGTCGGCCATCCAGCTTACCGAGCGCTCAAACTTGGAGCCGGGACGATAGTTGTCGGCCACGTCAGCAATCGACGAGCCGCGTAGGTTCAGGTGCGATTCAAGGCCAATGTTCATCGCGCGCAGTTGCTGCTTCTGTGCGCCGCGCAATGTGTCATCGCTCATCAGGCCCTTGAGAAACGGTGCCCACCCGGCGCGCAGCGTGTTTTCAAGGCCATAGCGGAACACGATGCCCGCAGCATCCGGCATCGAGTTAAGGCCCGCCGTGCCAAGAAATGTCATATTGCCATAGCCCTTGGAGATATTCACGAACCGGGCGAAGTTGCTTGTCGCCACCTTGGGATCCGCCATGTAGCCATACATACCGCGCACCCGGTCACGCTGCGCAGTGAGATCGCGCAACACCATGTCGCGCTCGTTGCCTATGGCAGTGCGCTCTTTCGCAGTCGCGGCTTTATCAATCCGCGCCGCAGCGTCCTCATTGATCCGGCGGATGGCATCGGTCATGTCCACGTCGCCAAAGCGCTTCACCAGTTCGAGGTCAGGAATTAGCGTCCGCCCGACCGCCGCCATGACGTGATTGACATCGGTTTCGACAAAATCCTCAATCAGTTTCGTCGGAATCGCAAAGTCGCGCGCCCTCAGAGATCCGCGCAGTTGCCCGAATTCATCAGCCGCCACGCCCGCCGCGCGAGAGGCGCTTCCACCGCCTACATCGTATGGGAGTCGCCCGGCTGGCCCGCCGACCCAGCGATCAATCGTTTCATCCGCACGCGAATCCAGTTCGGCCCGCGTCAGGCGCTGATCAGAGCCAAGCACTCGCTCAGACGCATTGCGAACCGCGCGATCAGCAGAGCGCAGCCGAGGCGCATCAGGGGCACGATCAGCCGCCACCTTCTCACGCGCCTTGATGGCCGTCAGCGCGTCATCAGCACTCTTGCCGCCCCACGCCTTCAGTTCGGTTTCGATCTTGGCCAGCGCGTCGGCTTCAGCAGCCTCATTGATCGCTCGCGCGTCGGCCAGCATTTCGCGCTTGGCCTGATTTGCCACGGCGCGATCATTGACCACAGCAAGCCGCCGCGCGTTGGCATCAGCAGCAAGCCCAGCCTCGCCCGCCCTTGCGTTGGCCACAGCTTCGCCACGACCACGCGCGTTCATCGCATCGCGCACCGAAGCCTTGACCTTGTTCAGTTCGGCCCGCGCCCGATCCAGGCCCTCGCCCGTGGATTCGCGCAGCATCGACGGGGGGATACCGGGATCAGCGCTGTCCGGCCCCATGCGTTGCGGGGATCGTTCCTCACGCTGCAGGTATGAGCGGATGTCGCCGATGTCGGAAGGATCGCCACCGACCCGAGCCACATCATCAGCCAGAACATCAGCCATGTCGGCAGCATCGCGCAGCGGCGAGCGGTTCAGTTCGCGCCACCACGGAGGCGTAGCGCCAGACGCGGCATCCTGCAAAACCTCGATAGCTTCAGCCGCAGTCAGCCTTACATCCGGGAAGCCAGCCGATTCCGCCAGTTCCGAAAGCCGTTCAGCCCACTGGTCCGCCGACCGCCCGTTCTTGTTGATCAGGCCGGGTAGCCGCGAGCTTTCGCGCAGTGTCCTGATTTCGCCCGTCAGCACAGCATCAGTGATGCCACCTTCACGCGCCACAAAAGCCAGCATGCTTGGCTCGACCGGGCGCCTGCGACGCCCCGTCAGCATTTCAATTGCCTCTTTCAGTTGAGGCGTACGTTCCAGGATCGCTTTGAATTCGTCATCAAGCGCTTTTTCCACCGCCGCTTCGCTGACTTGGCTGCGCTGCTCCAGAGCGCTGTAGCGCCGGTAATCAGCTTCCAGCGCATCCAGACGCTCACGGATTGCCGGGATGTTCTGCTTCCGCATCGCATCAATAAACTCGGCAATCTCGGTCTCGGCTTCGCCAGCCCTGACAGCAGCGCCCTCAGTCGCACCAGCACGGGCAGCAGTCCGGCCTGCCTCTTGCGTGCGCTCGTTCAGCGCGCCCTCAGTGCGCTGAATGCGAGCATCCAAACGCGCCTGCATGGCATCGAGCTTCGACAGCGCGTCATCGATCTTGTCCAGTTGCGCACCGAGCGTCGCCATACGCTCTTGTGTCGCCAGCTTTCGCGCTTGTTCGCTTTCGTACCAGTCGGTGATCTTTGCCTTGATCGTTGGCCTTTCCGCCGCGATCTTCTCCGTGTTCGGCATCCGGTAGAACCATGACGGATCGTTGCGCGGTGCCGCGTCTTCATCGAGCAGCTTGGCTTCGACCAGACGCACACGCAAAGGCTCAAGAACAGTCTCGCGCAGTTCCTTGGCGGCAGCCGCAGCTTGCGGCGTCACACTCGCATCGCCGTTAAACAGCGCCCGGCCCACTTCCTCGCTGAATGCCTTGTGAGACATGCGCTCGCCAGCTTGGCCAGTCATGTCGGCAAAGGCCGCGCGTTCGAGTGCAAACCGCTGCCCAGCAATCCCGGCATATTCCGTGTATGCTTTCGTCACGATGTCATCAGTCACCAACCGCATGCGCGTGCGCTCATCCGAGACAATCCGGCTTACGGGAGCGCCGCCGAACGTGCTTGGCAGGCCAACAAGGTTGTCTTCAGTGCGCAGCGGGACTTCGACCAGATCGAGGTATGCCGTGCGCGCAGGTAGATTGTCCGAAAACAGAACCCGTGTGTTCGGGCTGGCCTTGTTGAGCAGGTCGCCGACAACCGGGATCTTGTCTAGGCCATAGCTGACAGCCTTGCCCGTGCGCAGATCGGATTGCGCGGCGCCCGCAGAGGCATCACGCATCGTGACACGATCCGCGTCCAGAGCGGCAACAAGCGCCTGGTGTTCAGCCCGCGTCATCAGTGCAGCAGCACCGCCACCTAACAACCCGCCAAGGATGGCAGCCGACCCGATGTTAACAGCGCTATCCATGTTGGTGCGCGTTTCCTGATTGGCCCGCAGCGCAACTTCAGAAACACCAGCCTGTAGGGCGGCACCAGCGCCGGTCAGAGCGGCAGTGCGTCCGACCGAGATCGCACCCGTAACGCCACGCGCCAGCGGAGCCAGTGGCAGGACAGTCGTGGGGGACGCCAGACCGGCAGCTATCGCCGCAGCAATTCCCCAGCCACCCGCATCAGCCAGCGTCTTCTTGTCCATATTCTCCTGATCTATGCGAGCCATGACGGCGCGCATTTCCGATTCAGACCGGACATCGATGAAGCTTTCGAGATTGTCCATCTCGTAGCGCGTGCCCCTGATCTTGGAAAACGGCTCAAACCCCGGCTCAGTCACATACTCAGGCCGCATCAGCCGTTGCGCCATGGCATACGCATCATTTTCCAGCCGGAACCCGGCACCGATCACGCTGTTTTCTGATCGTGGCGCGAATGGGTCTTTCTCGACAACACCGCCGCCAAAGCGACCCATAACCGGCACATCGTCTTCAGGGATCAGCGGCATCAGCGCGGCCCCTCAAATCCCTGCATCGTCGAAATCTCGCCAGCGCTCATACGTTCATCGCGCCTACGAACCGCATCGAGTCTGCGATCACGCATTGCCGCGTTTGGATCTGCTACGAAACGCAATGGACGGTTCTGCCCATCAGTCAGAGCATCATAGACACCATCAGGCCGTAGCACCGTCACAGCATAGGACGGCAGCCGGCCCGCTTGGATGTCGGCTTCAGTCTTCGCGTCTGGGATCAGCACGCGCGGCGCTTGCGCAATAGCTTCATCCCGCTGGCGCTTGGCGCGTTCTTCCGGCTTCATTGCATCCAATTTGGCCTTCTCCGCTCGCCGGGCCGAAATGCTTCCCTGCAGCCAGGATCCTCCATCCCGCGCCTCCAGCCCGAGCGACGTTCTGACATCAAGTTCAAGCTGTTGCCGCAGCCAGTCGTGGCTGCCTTCAATCGTCGGGTACTGCTTCTCAGGCGGAAACTTCATCAACGTGCCGCCGTTCAGCGCAGACGGTCCCCACACCCGCTTGAGCCGGTCGGTTGCGATCTTCTTTGACTGCGTATCGTCGCCGGTCAGCTTGTATGCCCGCGTATATTCTTCGGTGTAATCCGCCGTGAGGACCGAACCCATCTGCACATTGTTGATGCTGCCAACCGGAGCGCCCGGCGACGTAAACGGCAGACTGCTTTCGTCGAACAGCCCCGCAATCTTGCCCGGCGTAAGCTTCTCCCGGTCGAGGCGCTTCTTTGCCTCATCACCAAGAATTTCCTTAGCCTTCTTCACGGCAGGATCGTCAGCGCGGCTCATGTCTTTGGCAATGGCTTCAGGCGTCCGCATCGATGATTGCCAGTTCCATTCTTCCAGCTTGTCTTCGACATCCTTGCCGAACAGCCGCTCAAACTCCCTAGGAGACTTGCGACGGATCGCATCGAGCGCACCAAATGCCTGGCGCATACGCTCAGGGTCGCCCGAGCGTGTCATCGCCGAGATGCTGTCCTTCACGTCCTTGTTTTCAAGCGTGGCAATAATGACTTCTGGACGCTGCGCAGCCAGCGATTGCAGAAACGCCGCACTCCCCGGCCCGCCTTGCCTGATAGCGGCAGACGCCGCTTCCGATTCATCCGCCTGGATCAGCCCGCGCGCCGTCACGCCCTGCAGGTTTTCCAGCAGCCGCCCGGTGCGTGCCCGCGCATCCATGGCGGCAGTAACGCCTTCGGCAGTGTTCCAGTTCATCGGCTGCGATGCCGATTTAACAACGGCGTTGATGTCAGCGCCAAAATCAAATGAGGTTGCCGCGCGATATGGCTTGTCTTTCACCGCGTCACGTTGCGCGGCCAAAGCCTTTTCCGTCGCCTTCAATTCTTCGCGCTGCAGCGGCGTCACACCGCCCCGGCTGTCAATATCGCGCAAGGCCGCTTCAGCTTCGACCAGCGCCGGAATCGTCATCCCAGCGGCAGCCTGCTTCATTGCTTCAGCCGTGATCCTTTCCCGCATCCGGTCGCGCAAAGACTTGTCCATGATGAAAGGCGCAAGTTGCGCCAGTTCGCCAACCTCATTTGCGGATGGATTCGCCCCGGCCTTCCACGTCGCTTCCATCTGCGAAAACACAGTGTTTGCGCGCTCATCAAACGCCTTTTGCCGGGCACGCCGCTCAGCAATTCCAGACAGATCGGTAGAAGCATACCCAACCACGTCGCCACGGTCGCGATATTGCTCAGACCCAGCGCCGACCGTCACGCCCTCGATAGGCGTTCCCGCAGGCGGCGGCACTCGGAATCCGGCGACAGAAGACAGTGGCTTGGTCGTTTCTTGAACCTTGTCGCTGTCATTCCCTGCGATGTAGCGCACGCGGTCCCCTTCGACGCCGACCACAAAGCCGACATGGCCAGAAATACCCGGCGTTTCCGACTTGAACACAACTACGTCGCCCCGAGATGGCGCATCAGTGGCAGTGCCATAAGACAGGAAATCCGCCGCACGCAGCGAGTTACGGCCAGGGCGGCCAGACTTCTTCAAGATGGCATCGGCAAACGCCGCGCACCAAGGCACATATCGCGGATCGATCACCGCGCCGCCTGTCTTGCGGAAAAGTTCTTTCAAGGTCGCGGCATCTGCATCGTTACCGTCAGCCAGCCCCGAATAGGTCGCGGCCACATCAGCAGCAGTCGTGCCGCGTCGCCCGACCGGAGCATTAAGCGCCCCGACCATCTCGGAAACCGACCGCGCGCCGTTGATCGCCCGAGCGCCAGCCGCCGCTCCCGCCGCGACCTCTAGCGCGCGTACCGCACCCCAGCGCCGCCCGGCAGCCAGTTCGTTGCGAGTCCTGTCAAATTCAGCATTATCGACTTCAACGCCGCTTTCCATGAGCTTTTGCATGCCGATGGCACGCTCAGTTGCTTCGTTAAGCCGCTCAGACCGAGCCGCTTGCGCACCGGCCAGATTGCGGCTCAACCCGCCCATGTATTTTGACACATCGTCAGGCGGCATACCCAGCGCCAGAAGTTCGCGCTCAGTGCGCGACTGTACCGCCGCCAGATCTCCGGTTTTCTCATACTCCCGCCGCCCTATGCCGATGATCGCATCAGCTTTGAGCTTATTGTCGAGAGCCAGATCTTCCGCAGCCTTGCGTTCCGGTGTGTAGTTCAGCTTCGGGTTGAGCGCCTTTTGCCGACGGATATCGTCAAGTTCAGCGCGAACACGCTGGAATTCCTCAGTAGCCGTCCCGCCTTGCGCTGCCAGCGAGCTAAGCCTGTCTCCCAGCATATTTTCGCGCGAGTTGAGCGCGTCCAGGCTGCGCTTCATATCTAGATCATGCTTCGAGGACAGCAGCCCCTCATAGTGCTGCCCAGCGACGCGATCTGCTTCCTGTTGCAGCAGCGGTCGCAGTTGCCGATCACCGCCCGAACCGACCGCCTTGATAAACTCGCGCGACGCGGTGCGGAATTCCTCGGGCCTTCCGTCAAACTGAATGCGCAGTTTGGTCATCTGCTCATCTACGCTAGTCTTGCCCATCGCAAGCCCGGCCTGCAGTGCCGCCGCGTTGTAAGCCTTATCATTAGCCGTAAATTCGAGCCGGCTGCCCATCGTGACATTACCGTCAGCGTCGCGCTGGACGCTTTCACGGGCTTGCGTTTGCAGGAAAGGCCGCGCCACATCGTTCAGCGTATCACCAAGCCCACCGACCGCTGCAGCCAGCCGAGAATAGGGGCGAGCCATTTCTTCCGCAGTCAGTGCAGTCGAAGGAGCCGCAACCGTGGGGGCCTTGACCCCGAGCGCGCCAGATTCCTTGAGGATATCGACCATTATTTTGCGCCCTGGAAAGCTTTGAATGCTGTTTGACCGGCGCTCGCCAGATCACCCGCAGAACCGATGATCCCGGTCAGCATAGCCACGTCGCCATTGCTCTTGACGGTGGCGGCATCACCTTCCAGCCCAAGCGCCTTCATCCGCTCATTCGACACGGCCACGCGCCTTGCCCGCTTGTTGAGTTCTTCGGCACGGTCATAAAGCGCCATCGATGTTGGGGAATCGAACGCAACGTTTTGCGCCGACCGGATTGCCCCGATGTTTTGCAGAACGCTGTTCAGTTCTTCGCGATAGGCCGTGTCGGTCTGCTCACCACGCAGCCGCCCCGCATCAGCAGCAACGCGAAGCTGCATGGCGCGCGTCTTGGCCGACGCCTGTTGACCCATGCCGCCAGCAATTGAGCCGCCTGCTTTCAGGAGGCTACCGCCAACAGCAATGGCGCTAACAGGATCGATGCTCATATGTGGCGCTCCGGTTTAACGCCATCATTGGACGCCATGCGCCCGCGATGCACCGCACACCCGCGTCAGATCGTGATTTCGGTTGTCATCTCGACAATATGCAGCCCACCAGGAAGATCCTGCTTGATCGACCAGCGCGGATCATAGTCCCTGCCAAGCACGCGCGCCTTGTAGGTTTCCGAGCGCATCGGAGGCGCATCCTCATTGTTTTCGCCGGCCAGGTAGAACGGCACAAGTCGCCCAGCTACCTCGACTGCTTGCGTGCGCAGGAATGTCGCGCTAACCTGCTTTATACGCCTTGGCCGCATCCGCTGACGCTGTGAATCGCCCGGCTCTGCATGCTGCAAAAACGGCTCAACCTCTGCCGTAAAGCTAAAGCCAACGCGCAAATCCAGCGCATTAAGGACAGGAACATCAGCCGGCAGCGAGCCGTCATTATTAACCATGAACAGCCCACGATACCAGCCGGACTGTTCGACGCTGACCTCAACGCCCGCCAATGGCGCTAATCGCAAATTTGAAACCAGGTCAAAAGTGCCGCCGCCCGCAAGTTCCAGATACCCGCCAGAAATCAACGCAAGCGCCGTGCCCCCGGTCACTGTGTTGACCAACTGCGAACAGTCCAGGATTGCCGTTTCGTCGAACGCCTCGACAAAACGCACAGGCCCTGCAGGCGTTGCGTACTCAACCGTCGCTGTCAGCAGATCACCGTCAGCGGCCACCCACTTTACAAGCCCAACCCCATCCCACGGCACCCAGCCGACCCAGCCACGGCCTTGCTGTTGCCGTTGATAGCGCGCAACCGCCATATCGCCGCCGATGTTAGCGCAATAGAGATACCTTTCGGGCGCAGAAGCGTCCGTGCTCGTCACGGCCAGCGCCACGGGCTTATCAATGACGTTTGTATTGTTCTCACTCAAGTCCTCAATAATGTACGGGCGAGCCGATTGCCCCGTGCCGATCAGCCCGAACATGCGCGTCTTGGTCGCGTTAAGGAACACCAGCCCGTCCGTGGTCTGGCGAGGCCGAACATCGCATGACGGATCGTCTGAGATCAGCCGGAATTCAATCGACCCCGCGATCAGAGGGTTTGCAGTCGAAACCGGCACGTAATAGGTGCCGCGATCAGTGAAGACAAATTCGTCAGCACCGCCGACGACATCGAGCACAGTGCAGTTCTCCGGCACAAACTCAAAAATCGCATCGTCTTTTTGCGCGCCTACCTTAAAATCGTTCAGCGTCCCCGTCGCGCTCCACACGATAGCAGGGCCGGCCTGGGCAAACTTGTTGAAGATGATTCGGCGTTGATCTTTTGACACGTTGCCGGGCCATCCGCGCAGGCTTGAAATCAGTTCCTCGTCCCACAGCGCCGTCGCAGCGGGGGCGGAAAGCGCAAACGAAACAAACGTCATGCGCGACCGTGGGCCGACAATGAACTCAGTCCCCGAAAAGCCGGACCAGTTTTTAGAAACCAAACACACAAACTGCGTTGCGCTGAAAATTTCCGTAACTTGCGCTTTTGTCCCGCTGGTAATGCCTTCGATCACATCGCCAACCTGTAGGCCGGTCACATTGTCCACGTTAACAAACATTGTTGGCGGCAGTTCTTCCGTAACCGTCGCAGTGGCTAAAAACCCGTTGGCAACCGCCGTGATCACCATTTGCCGCTCAGCATAGCGCATTATCACGCCAACATGCCCCGGCTGCATGACGGCGCCAGAAAACGTCAGGGTAACTGATCCTGTTCGAGCGCTTGGCTGCATCGTGACGCCGGATCCAAGCGAGAAATTATAGAATGGAGCACGACGCGTCCCGTTGGGGTCAAGCGCGAACGCAAATGCTCCGCTTCCCCATATTCCGGTCAACTTGTTAAAAGTGAACACGCGCGGCGAAAATGACTGGTGCGCCACAATGACGGTCCCGCCGTCCTCAACCCATCGCAGTTGCGTCAGTTGCGCCGCCGTCCAAGGCTGGCCATCAAATCGTACTCTGGCAGAGAGATCGCGCTTTATGAACATTGCCGCGCCCGGCTCAAAGACCATATGCCATTCGCTGCCGGCGAGCGGCCTTACAATCTCACTGATGCCCGTTGTCTGAAACAGCGCAACGCGCCCAGGTCGGCGCTTCAAAGATCGGCTCGTCAGGATCCGGACATTGCGCGCAATCCGGCAACCGGCGCGCTGGAATAAGGTGTCATCCGAGCGCAGCGCGGCGTCATCGATCTGGCCAGCCGAAAAGTCCCGCTGCGCAAGAACCTGCGTCCGCATCACCAAGCCTTCCGGCCACGGCGAGCGCGAGCGCTACGCGAGTTAAGCACCGCCCTAGCCGGTTGCTGCGCATCAAGCACGGGCCGGGTCTCGCGCAACATAGCTTCAACTTCGCCGTCACGCCGCCGCCCGCCGTCCATATCCTCATTCAACCCACGCAGCAGGTATGCCTCAACCTTCATCGTCACCAGTTCGATAAACAGGACCGGCCATTGTTCGGGGCTTGGCTGGCGCACGTATTTTACCGTCAGCGCGCTTTCTTCCATGCAACAGATTTTCTGATCGACGATTTCGTACCGGGCCAGAGGATATGCGCCGCTGCCGTTATCATGCCAGACGCCTTCGACATGCAGGCAATCCCCTGGGAGATCATACGCCGCCGTGTAGATCGGATGAGGCGATGCAAGCAGCCGAGATGTCAGCGCCGTTGAGGTGCTGCCAAAATTCCAGACGTGGCGTCCAAGAAGAAAACTCACGGCCCGGCGATACGCTGAATCCGCAGCAAGCCATTCGACCGAACCGTCGAATTCGACGTTCAGCCCATTGTTGCCGGTCGCCAGAAGCGCATCGTTGATAATCGTCAGGCGGTCTGTCATGGCGGCATATTTACCGGTCTTCCTTACCGGCGCACCGCACAGTCAGCGACGGCGGCGACGCCAAAGCAAAAGCCCCCCCGCCCCATCCACCATTGCGGATACCGTGAAGGTCAGCGATGTTGAGCCAACCAGATCCGCGAATAACGAGCCAGACCCAGCGAGATCCGCCGCAGTCGTGAACGCAATCGACGTTACGCCCTCAATAGCCGCACCAGTGGCCAGAGCACCGGCTGGCGTGAATGTCAGCGATGTAGCGCCGCTAATGCTCCCGGCTGACCCGCTGCCGGTCAGGTCTGCCGCCGTGGTGAACGTCAGCGACGATGCCGCTTCGATCAGCCCGCCACCAAACGCCGTGGCGCTTGGCGTGAACGTCAGGCTAGACGCACCTGCAAGCGGGCCATCCCCGATCAGGGACGCCGCTAGCGAGAAGGTGAGCGTCGTTGCGCCTTCAAGAGCGCC